GACGCCGTTACAGAAGAAAACGTCGCCGCTGTGCCTACTCCAAGACCAACATAGCCAGCACTAACTAAAACTCTTTCTGGAGAAGATGGGATGAAATCCTTGAAATATCTTCTTTTCAGAAAATGAATAGTATTTAATATTTTAGCTGGATTTGTAGGATAAAGCTTATCAGCTACTTGTTCTTGTGCTGTTTTTTCTATTGGCATTTTATAATTCTATTTGTGGGACTTTATCTCTATTTTCAATATAGCTTCCTAACGCATTAGATTGATTTCTTGATCCGCCGCCAACTGGAGTAACAGAACTGTAACCATTAGATACGGTTCCGCCTGTAGCGACTTTGGCTGCTGAATTTGTTGCTGCTGCATCTTCTTCAGATTCAGAATCTCCGATCATCATGGCAAATGGGCTTGTTGCAGTTCCAGCAATTGTTATTGTTCTGCTTTTAACGGTAAAAGAATTTTCTAATCCATATGTTAGAAATAATGTCATGGTCGCTTCTTTTGTTGTACCAATGTCATTTCTTGTTCCACTTTTAACATCAACTGTATCAGATAGCGCCTCGACCAATAAACTTATTTTTAATTTTTTAACATCTTTATTTTTTATTTTATGAACAAACACAAATGGATCTTTATTTTCAGAAGGCCAATCTCCTGCTTTCGCCCAAGCAACGAAATCTCCACCCGCTCTTTGATTTAGCGCCCTTTCAGTTGCATCATCACTTGACTTTATTGGGCCTAACAATTTGAACCCACTACCTCTTGGAATATTTATGTTTTTAAAACTTGGTAATGGTTTTTGATTCTCGGTTCCAAGATTAATTTCCATTAATATATTTCTAAAATTATATTCACCTTTATTATTCATTATGGGCATTCCGTTCAGATAAACGCCTTTAAGCATATCTAACCCATAAACTTTTCTGCCAAATTGATCTACCAAGCCATAAATCGGCCCCTCGCATAATATATCTATGGTCTCGCTCAGAGAAATAGTTCTTCTTAAATTTTGGCTTCTTGGTGGAACAAGCTTTGGATCTTCTCCGCTTTTACCTCCAGAGCCGCCTTTCCCTTTTAAAAATCTGTATGGATTTAATATTTTCATACATCAGTAAAAGCTGGAATTGATAGAGTAGCTTTTTGGGTTGAATCCATTGGAATTTCTGTTGGCAGAAACCTAATGTTTATTTTTACTGGCGCGGTATTTTGCTCTTCGTTGTCCACGATTACTTTACATCTATATTTTGATTGATAATAGGATAAGCCATTATCTATCTTCTCTCCATTTTTCTTTGGGCGTTCAGAGGAAAAAGTCACCATTCTATTTGAATTTGCAGCAGTTGATTCGTAATGGCTGAAGGTATCTTCAAAAACAAACCCACCAGAACCAGTTATTGTTCCGGCTCTTCTAATAAATACTGTTCCAACTCTTGGAGAACTTGCGCCTATTGATCCCCAATTAACTGTTCCTAATATAGCAATTTTATATTTCTTTCCAATAGCCATCGAAGACGCAGGAATAAGCTCATTTTTGCTCAAGAACTTATTTGCTTTATCTACAGAAAAGTCTGAAATTTTTCTATGATACAGTTCTTCTGTTGGCGCAATTGCCCAATTCGAATACACGCTGTCTCCATTCGTATCAAGCTTTCTATATATAGAAATACCTTCTCCACCAAGACCATCTTGGAATCTTGCGTAAAGTCTATGATAACCAACAGTTAATGGAATTTCTGTTGTTGTAGAATGCAAAGCTTGTATTTCTGCTTCTGTTGGGTTTTGATAATCTGCAAAACCCGAATACATTCCATGATTTCCATAATATGAACTCGCTAATTGACCATCAATGTACACATCCGAAGCATCGTCAGAATCTAGTTTAAATCTATACGAAGCCACCCTCAAAACAGTTCCATCTCCAGTTACTTGATTTGAATTTTTAGTAAAAGTCATTCCTGCAATCACAGGAATCCCAACTCCTCCCTGTCCAGTTAAGCCAGCCCCTGTCCACTGAACTCCTGTTGCTCCGGGCTTTATTACTTCATACATGACTCCATTTTCAGCGTCAGCAATATTTATTTCTCTATTTTTAACAAATGGAACTCTGTAAAAACCAAGGAACTCCATAGCATAATTGTCGGCATTTAGTCTGGCGTCATCATTTGAAGTTCCTTCAAGAAAAGTTCTATTTATGTTTGTACCATTAATTACTCCAGCGTGAATAGCGTCTGGTTTGTATGGAGAGCCAAAGTAATTAATTAAATCATTAAATTCTCCGCTGCCTGTTGGAGACGTTATTTGTTGCCAAGCGTTTGTGTCAGATGGTAGCCATCCAGTAACATCATGTTTAGCTCTGTAAAGACTTTCTACAGGAGGGGAGGAAACTTTATTCCAGCAAGTGGCACCACTTACCAAATCATTTGGCGCAATGCCGCTATGTCCTGTGATTGATTTATAATGTAAATCGCCTGTAGTTCCAGTTAGTTTAGCGAGTTCTCCACTAGCATAAATATAACCGCTATCCCAATTGGCAAAAGTTAAGGTTCTAAACTGCGCCGGTCCATATCTCACCAGTGAATTTTGCGGATAAGAAATGAAATACGAAGAGCCAGTATTTGAACCGCCAACTAAATCGCTATAATAAGAAAAGTCCTTTGCAAAATAAGATCTATAAACGACTCCAGAACTGAAAGCGTAAGGGTTTTCGATTTTTACTTTACCCTTATTTATTTCAGAACTCATGTCCTCCCATAGATACTGAATTTCAGTATCGTAATTTGGTAAATTAGGATTAGAGATGATTTCTGAATTTCGTTTAACGACTACCTCGACTGGTTCAGTAGTTACTTTTACTACGCTTCTGCTTATGATGCTAGAATAAGAATTTAAAATATTAACAGTAGTGAACGAAAGAGATTCATCCATTCCCATTGCTTGGTTTGTATAAAAACTATCAAGCGCGGCTGTTTCATCCTCATTGCTAAATTCAAGATCGGTATAATCATCGATTGGCCTATCAACAGGAGTCATCAACGTTTTGATATCGGTCTTTAACGGATAGTGTCCAAGGCTCGCACTTATTTGAGAACTTCCGATAAGAAGTCTGCCATATCCAACTGGAACAGCTTGACCTTGAGATGTATTGTTTGATTTGCCGCCAAACAAATAAGATTTGCCACCGGCTGCGACTTCTTGACTTAAATCTGGTTTTGGCGGTGGATACAATAATCCCATTACTCCTTGCAATGCCAAACCAACTCCTATGCCAAATATAGCACTACCTAAAGCCGAAAATCCAGTTGCAGCCGCAGCAGCGCCGCCAGCCGCAGCGCCGCCAGCCGCAGCAGCGCCAAATAAACCTTGAGCAGCGGCTCCGAAAAAACCGGCTGCTGCGCCAGCAGTAGCGATCATTAAAACTGCGCCAATCGCTATTAGTGCGCCATTTTTTCCTGCTCCCCAAACAACAGGAACAATATGAATTTCTTGTGGAATTTTTTTTACATCAAATTCTTTTGGATTCTCAAGAACTTGATCGTCAACAACCACTCTATAGAAAACTCCTTTCGTTCCTAATTTTTTTATTTCATCTAGAAACCCTCTTCTATTCGCGTTGATTGCAAACAAAGCTTCCTTTGCTGAACCGATGTTGAATCTAAATTCAGTTCCAAATTTATTTTGCAACTCACCATATAAATAAACATTAGTCATATTGCTTTTTTAATAGTTCTAAGTTTTCTTTTTTTACGTGAGGCTTTCTTGGGACTAAAAGATTAAATTTATTAGTTTGTTTGCTATAAATAACATAAGGAATACAAGAGTTCTCGCAATTAAACTGATCAAATTTTGATTCTAGCTCTTCTGTTTTTGGATGAGAATGATAAATGGCAGCTAGTGTTCCATTTCTGATATGGCGCAGAATTTCTAAAGGGTGTATTTCAAATACGTCGCCTTCATATACTGCTATGTTTTTTGCAGGCTCAGTTCTTAATTGTCCGTTCTCAGCGAGAACAAAACCGCAAACCTCAAGTTCAGATTTTTCAGCGTGTTCTATGATAGACTTCATTGGTTAATTGAATATTCTTCTGTTCCCGGAAAGCCGCCAAAAGGTAATGCACTTTGTTTGCCAAATCTAAATGAGCATCCAGTTAGTGTTCTTGAGCACTGGTCTGCCAGCCAATAAACTTTATTAAAAAATGGATGGTTATTGGAAGAGCTTGTATGGTCTTTGATACAAACGTAAACTTTATAGAGCGGCTCCCAATTTGGAATAGCATTGATATCTTGCTTTGGAACCTTAACATTAAAATTTTCCAAATAAACAAAATCGCCAACTCTATATTCTGTTTTCATTTTCCATTTAGCTCTGTCCCCCGAGCCAAAGTCAAATAAAGAGTAACCATCTAACGCAGTATTTTTAAATAAAGATATGTCTTTACTAAATCTTTGATTAGTTGTCATTTTCCCAGTTTCGTCAATATCGTAGTAAAATCTTGATGCTGGGATGGCGACCCAAGTATCAGAACCAGGAGTTTTGTAGTATAAGCCCAAACCTTGCGGAGATGTAGCGGCAGCACAAAAACGAATCAAAATTCTGTGATTGCCTTCTTGCAACCATTCTTGAATTACTTGAGTGCCTTTCGGAGCAGATCCATTTTGATTACCTCCGGTATAACTGCTAGCAATAACTCTTCCGTTTAAGAAAATATCGGCGGCGTCATCTGGATCAACGCCCAGAAAATATCTTCCGGCTTCTCCGCGATCAACTCTAAAATAGCCAAGAAATTCATAGCTCTTTGACGTTTCATTGTCTACTGCCGCGCCCACAGTTACTGTTTCAGAAGGAGTAGGAGATGTAGCGGCGACTAATTTTGCAGTAAAATCATCTGCGCTTGATGGCGCAGTACCATCATTGCCGTACTTTCTTCTAATCAAACCAGCCCTTAAATCAACAGGCGAAGATATACGAACATCGTTTTCGTCTGCAACAGGAGGCCCAGAGTATCTGCAACCTAGTCCACGGTAATGAAAAGAACAGTAACGGGACATTACGATTCTTTTTGGAAAGTTGACATTCTCCAATTCAAGCGGAGAAGCTAGTTCAAATTCGACTATGGCTCTAGTCTCCGCAGCTTTTCTTAGAATAAAAAACACTTGATCCTCAAGCCCTGCGGTTGAATCCGCAGAGCCATAAGGGTTTTTGCTCTCAGAGAAGTTCTGATTATCTAAAAACTTTAAGAAGGTTCTTTTTCTCTTT